GGCCCAATCTGTGGTTTTTAACCAAGTTTGGTAAATGTGGTCAGCCATGGCTTGATGCTGGATCAAATTTGGTTCAATCCCGTTCAAGATACCATCACGATCCTGTACACTGGCATATTGTTCTCTAGCCAAGGTCCATTTAGGATCTTCGTCCATAGCCCATTCACGGGCTTTGTCTGCATCCATCTCTATGTGAAACTGCATGGCCAGATGTGGCCCGATAGCAAATGCTTGGTTAGCACAAGCGGCTGAACCAGCCAGGCGTGTGGCACCAGTAGGTATACTAAAAGTGTCGTAGTGCCACTGTATCACGGTAGAGGTAGGTGCGGAACCAAACCACTGTTGTGTTTCAGGAACATCCTCATATTCAATGGGTTGCCAACCTATTTCAGGTTGTGGTGATGTGCCGATAGTGCCACCCAAGGCTCGAGCCATCAATTGCCCACCCAAACAATGTCCTATGACCGGACGATCCAATCGCATGGCTTGTAGGATCAAGATCTCTGCTTGACGATTACTCAACAAGGGATCAGTAGCACTCATGCCACCACCCATCACAGCCAAGGCTGAGTAAGGTTCTATGCTGGCAGGAAACTCTTGCCACAACCCTGCATTGCGTGTCTCATGCGGAATATCGTGTTGGTCCAACCAGGTCACAAGGTATGCAGGACGTTCGGGTGTTTGGTGTTGTAGTATTAAAACAGGTTTCATCGGGATATTTATAAAAGAATAAGTTCTCAGGAACCTATCTGTTTAAATTGTAAACTCTCGATACATTGTGCTAGATAAAAGTCTATCTGTCAATTCAGTACGAACACCTGATATCTGTAGTGTGTGTCTAGCATGATGGCTGGCGTTGGCAGTGGCATGTGGAATATTTTGCCAATCAAACCAGTGTATTTCTCCAGCTTTCCAACGATCATACATGCAGTTACCATAGATATAAAATTGTCCTGGTTGCCAATCATCCAGCATTACAATAAATCTGATTAGTCTATCTTTTGGTATATCGGGCCACGCAGAGTTTTTATTAACACACCAACTGCTGAGCCCATCAATGTGGTAGTTAAACACCTGCCCGGTGTGTTGTGTATGAAATCTTAATTTGGTTTGCTCCAGGCCAAAAAATTGTGCTATTTTTTGAAAGCCTGCATAATCATCCAGTTGATCGTTGATGTCTACCAAGGTCATGTTGGGATCTCCACCACCTCGAACAATGTCTAATTCTTGTGCTGGTAACAGCGTGTTGGTACCATCGCGACCAAGATTGTTTTTGATTGTGGCCCATGTCATGGGACGTAGATGAGATCTTACCCGGTCAAGGTCTGATTGCCAAACATTGTTAAATCGGCCAACAACATAAAACCACTCGCCGGGTTGTTCGACCCGGTTTGGATCAAAATGGTATCGGCTAGTGTCCCGATATAAATCAAAGTTACTGATTTGCTTATCCAACATTATGATATTTATATTAGTACGCAGGACGCTCGGGTGTTTGGTGTTGTAGTATTAAAACAGGTTTCATTGGGATATTTAGTCAGTAGAAACCCGCCGAAGCGGGTCCTGGTGATTTCTGTTACGAGGTATTTCCTACCCTAGGCTACTTTACGCGGCCAATGCGAACTGTGAGTCGTTAGCGTTTACTTTTTTTGCTTGATTAACGGTCATCGCCTACCGTGCTGTCCACTCTGTTACTCTTTGCCCAATCGATCCTGTGTCATCCCCACCTAAATATACCGCATACACTTAGGTGGAGATGGCCGGCACTGCCCCGGCGTCTTGAACTTATTTCTCATCGCTTCATACAGCAATAACCTATATTATATTAGGCTTTCTGTATCTTGTCAACCAAACCGGTTGTGAACGTGTCAGCAAATTGTTCGTATACTTTAGCAGTCACGGTGCGAAACACTTGTTCATCAGCAGGACTGAATTTAATAACACGAATGCCATCTTGCTCACAGCGTGCCTTGGTTGGTTCAACTTCGGCCACAGCCACAGCACGTTCAAAACGGCCTGCTTCTAATGCGGCTTCTTTCATGACTGCTTGCAGATGTTCTGGCAAGCTGGCCAAGAAATTCTTGTTGATAATAATGTTGGTCAGCAACAATCGATGATTTGGTTCCAAAATGCTTTCGGCAACTTCGTTTTGTTGGCAAGCATAAATGCGAGGCCATGAGCTTTCGCCGCCATCAATATCACCATCCCGGATGCCTTCGGCCACACGCTCAACATCCATGACCACTGGATCAGCACCCAATGCACTCCATGTTGCACTTGCAACTGGTGAATTACTCACACGAACTTTGACTCCGGCCATTTCGCTCAGGCTGGAAATTTCACGGTTCATGGGCATGTTCATGAATCCACCTGAGTATGTAAATGCCATACCCTTGATGTTGGAATTCTTAGTATATCCTGCTAACAAGCTCTCGCCAATATCGCTTTCGAACACACGTGCCGCATGATCATGGTCACGGAACAGGAAAGGCAAGTCAAGAGCATCAAGATCTTGATTGTATTTGCTCAGCACATAAGTGTACATTTGACTCATTTCAATAGCACCTGTGTCCATGATGTCTAGCAAATTGTGTTTGGTAATTTTTTCACCATGATTATATTTGTCTGAATACTCGCTTAGTGTAAGTACTTCAATTTTGAATTCGCCGGGTGCTCGAGCTTCGGCTACTTCAGCAAATTTCTCTGCGGCTCTGATAAAAATATCAATAGGTTCGTGGGCTAATACCCATTTAATGTGGATAGGTTTCATGTTTGTTTTCTCCTTGAGTAATAGCTGGCATTTTTGATATGCTACGGTAGGCGTTCTAGGCAATATTGCTAGTAAAGGGTCATCCCAAGCGTCTGTTTATTCCGACGTCAGCACCTGCTGGCGTTGCTATTTTTATTTAGTCAGTTAAACTGATTCAGAACTAGTATTCGCATCTTTGGCCCAATCAACTCGGTTCCAAGCACGTTCATGGAAAAAATACAATGTACTATTGACTATCAGTAAAATTCCAGCAACTTCTAAGCCTCCCCAGAAATTGCCCGTTGCAAACCAACCGGCTGCCAAATTACTTCCGGTAACAAGTAGTCTCCAAGAAACAACTTTGCTGGCACTACGTGGCCATTTCTCTACCCACTTTGGTGATGAAAACAACATATTTTTTCTCCTTAAAATTTAAAAAAGTTGTTGATACCTGAGCTTTCAAAGTCGGCTTCGCCCAGATAATAAAAGGGTGATAAGAACCCCACAAAGCCGACTGCTTTGCCCATCTCTTTGTTGAAATACTTGTTGTCAATTGTGTTCACAAGATGTGTTAGTCCTGCTTGCCAACGTTGATACTGCACAGTCTCACAAAAGTTAGTGTAAAACCAATAATCCATTTCGTTGTAGAAACTGTTGGTTGGTTTTGAAGTTTGAAAAGTCTCTTGATTGTAGTCGGGATAGATTAACGGTTTGATCAAATGTTCGTATGTGGTTCTGTGTGTGTAACTATAGTTGGGCCAACGGCACACAAATTGCATGTGCTTGTTTTGTGGTAGCATAAACCAGTCACGCACCATGTGGCACTGTTTGATAAACAGTTCTGGAAGATCAGGAGTCCAGAAAAAATACTCATTGGTCATGTTGGTATAATCTCCAAAGTCTCCCATGGAGTGATTGGCCATGATGTCTATGAAATAAGCATACCATTTTTTGTCTTTGATGCATACTTTGGGTTTGTCAACTCCGTACAAAATACAAATGCGTTGTCCGGTGTCTGCTAATTTTTTGTGTCCCACATATCCTGTGGCCGAATGTTTAAATGCATGCCCGGGTTGGAAATAGTCTTTGGTTCGCATGACCCAGGATTCATCGTAGGTTTGATTCAGCATGTTTTCACTGTAATCGTGTGTGGTTATCTTGGTACGTGGCGACACTGTGGTTAACCAATTCAACACAGGGTATGCCGCATACCGTGCCTCACTTAGAGTGTTTTCGGGTTTGCAGTTAAATGGATCATCGCTAACATCCTTCTCTCCGGTCTTGGGATATCTAAACACTACTTCGTCAATGTGTATACCGTTGTTGACAAAACTGTACAATGCTGTGGTTGAATCTCCACCACCGCTAAATTCCAAACGAATGTAATCGTATTTCTCGCGTAGTTGCTGTGCTCTAATGCGATACAATTCACGAATGTTTAAATCAGGAGCCACTGTCCAATCTTGAGAACCAAACGTTTCATTGTTAAAGTCCCACTCAGGAAACTGGCCAGTGTTGGTAGCCTTTGTTAGTGCCATAGGCTTGCTAAAAAATTTCTCAGTGCCTACTGTGTAATACCCTAGTTTGGGATTGTTTTCTAATTTAATCATTGTTTGATGTAGAGATCTATTATCAATCTCCGAGATAATATGGATAACTTATGGATCGGTTAAACCCTTTACGTATATCTTTTGGGTCTTTTTTTAAAAAATTTGGAGAAGTTTTCCAAAGATGTTCAAGTCCTGTTCGCCACGAATACTTAGCAAAATCTTGATCTGGCAAGTTAAAAAACCAATTATCTCTCAAAGTAAATATTATACTTGGCGGTTTTCCTTGATAAGGGACTGGATACCAACCTGGATAAATCAATCGATGTATACAATCAAATGTCAACCAATAAAGTTTACCGTTGATGTGTGTTGCTACATTGGTAGCAGAATCTGGACAATTTGTAAAATTAGAATCAATGATGTTGGTCGATTTTAAAAAATTTTTAATCGCATGTGCTTGCTTGATTACAATTTGTGGATGACTCGGCGACCAGTAAAATAGTTCGTTGAATTCCCAAGCTCGATCCATCATTTGTACATCCGCACTTACTGCATTATCTATCATGTCTATAAATTTAAGATAATATTTTCCATTGAGTGCATTAACATACGGTTTGTCTGTGCCGTATATAAACCCTACTTTTTTTCCGGCATCAAACATCTTTGTCCAAGCAGGATTTTTTAATTTAATATCTTTTCTAGAAACCGCATTGGGATTGATATAACTGTTAACATGATAAATCCAATTAAATTTTGACTCTTTCTCTGAAAAAATATCCATGGTCATTTTAGAAATATCCAGTAGCGAATGCACAAGCCAAGGCTGTTGTTGTTGTATTTTTTGAATTCTTGGCACAGCAACATTGTATATTTCGGCGTTGAGGTAATTGAATCGATCGCCGGTGGCATCATAGTTGACAAAAGAAGCCACCTCATCTAATTTAATGTTATTGTCCACAAACGAATTTAAAATATTAGTACTGTCGGCCCCGCCGCTAAACCATAATACCAAATAATCGTATTGTTCTCTCAGTTGTTGGGCCCGTTGCCGATACAGTTCTCTTAGACTTTCTGCAGGTTCTTGAGTCCAGTCAAATGAACTGTAGACTGCGTCATTGAAGTTCCAGTGTATTTTTTGGCCAGTTTTGACCTGCTGTTCGGCTGCTTCAAATTTGCTGTATGTTTGAAAATCTCCAACCTGATAAAAGCCAAATTTATCTTGCCGCGAAGATACTATCTCAATCATTGCATCCTTAACCGCCGCGGCCGGTCACCTTACGCATGGGTTTGCCACCGGGTGAGGGTGGTGCTTTGCGTTTGGCCGCCTTTTGTTGCGTCTTGCTTAGTTTGGCATCAGGTTGATGTATGCCTTGCTTTTTCGCAAGTGCCTCTTTTATCTCTTCTGTAAAGTTTTTGCTCATTGCGTACTCCTGGTTGGTGCCTTGGGAGGGAATCGAACCCCCACTCAAAGGATTATGAGTCCTCTGCTTTAACCGTTAAGCTACCAAGGCCCATGTATATTATATAGTAATATTGTTGCTATGTCAAGCAATGGTAATGAGTCTGAGCAGTAACCTAGCAAGGAAATCCAATCAGTTTCCTTAGTCTGCACGGCTCATCATGTATGCTTTGATGCCAAACTTTTCCAAAGTTTCAGCATAGGCACGGGCACCAGTTTCTTTCACGTCCATGCTTTGTGTAAAACTACCACCTGGGTTCCACAAGTCCAAACCACCTGAGTAAGATTTGCGGAAGCCCACAGTTTTGAGAGCACGGCCTAATTTGGTACTGGCTTTGACAGGTACGTTGACCCAAGCAAAACCACAGTAGGCCATTTCACCATGCTTGGTAATAAAGTCTGCTTCGGCTCGGCGAGCGGCCTCTGTAGCAGTATTGTGAACGGATTCAATGTTTTCGAGTGCAATCATTCGGGGCTCCTTGTTTGTGTTTATGTCCATATTATAGCATTTTGGGAATAATCGGTCAACCAATTACTCACCGTACTCGTCAGATTCTGCGTAATCTTCTGATGCTTCGCAAAATATTTTCATCCAATGTTTCTTGGGCAAGGCATGCAACAATTCAGGAGTCACATAACATGGATTTTTGAGTTCGTATGTTTCTCTAGCACGACGGGCTAACTTTTGTATTACTTTTTCATAAGTTTCAGCAACCACAGGGTCAGCCAACATGTCCACGTATATTTTTTTCTTGCTCAGTTTGAACTTCTTGAGCATAACTGGCTCCCAAATTTGATCATAGTCGCCGTATGCAATGTCCTTGCACACTTTCTGCAAACTTACTGGGGTTACCTTGATTGTGTTTTTTAAAGTTACTTGCATTCTGGCTCCTGTTTTGTTACTGTATGTCCATATTATAGCATTTTGGGAATTATTGGTCAACCTTTTTAACCCGTATATCTGTGTTCAAAACAGGTGTATACTTTTGTATTAATTCCCGCTCCAATTTGTGTGCTTGGGCTTTGCCACGCACAATGTCCACGATCGCTGAGTTTACAGCCCGCTCGCCGTTTGTGCGAATTGCTTCGTACAAGTTCCAGCTCTTGCTCTCAGTGCGACTGCGGTAGATGTGCTTGTTAACACGGCTCTGCAGGCTCATATTAATAGTACGCTGGGTTTTAGCGGTAATACCAATGTAGTACTCTGCCCCAATCTGGAGCATGTATACTATATGAGTGCGATCTGAACGTTTCTTTCTTAACATGTGTATATTATAGCATTTTGGGCATTTTTGGTCAACCGAAAAGTACTACTACAAAAGTACTACTTTGGGTTACATTTTTGGGTTTCTAAAAAGTAGTACTTTTTAACTATAAGTATTACCATGACAACAGATTCCCCAGGGATAATACACAGTGGAGAAATTTGGCAAAAAAGCCAATGTTTACTACATGAAGAGCAATTGGTTGCATCCATTTACAAGTGTTTGCAAAAAAACAATTACCAAAATATAAACCCAATCAGCCATACACGTTCATGTTGGCAACGTGACCAACACAAGATTGTAATTAGTCTAGTCGACGATTTATGGGACTGTGCCCAAGATCGGACCAAAGATACTCCTTACTTGTTTGATTGTGATACAACTGTAGTGACTGATAACTTTTTAAACTGTCCCAGTGTGTATCAATTATACAAAACTCCACCGAGTTTTTACGGCATCTACTCGTATGTCCCGGATAACCAAATATGGAATCCTACTCGTGACTATACGTTTGCTATAAACCGTTTGGACTTTAAACGCATGAGAATATTGTTACAATTGTATTGTGATTTAACATTTGATGCAGGGTATGTTAATTTTAATTGTCAAATCGGCGGCATGCAAGTGGCTACCAAAGACCAACGTCGGCAAGTATTTGTCAATGAGGCATTGAAGCATTCTGCTGATTTGACTGAGCAACAAGCATTTAAACAATTATCAACGGTGGTACCCATTAAAAATCATCAGTTGGCACATGACCATGCTTATACTCAAAGTTGGTTAAATATCATTGTCGAAACTTACAGTAGCGATAATGTTATTAGTATGAGTGAAAAAATATTTAGATGTTTAGTTACTCCTGCACCTTGGATTGCGTATGCTGGAAGATATACTATTGCAAAATTACGCGAGCTAGGGTTTGATGTTATGGATGACATAATAGATCACAATTATGATCAATTGCTAGAAGTGCAATATAAAATATCAAAGTTTATAGAGTCTGGCAAACATACAATTTTTCAAACAAAACGTATAAACTGGGAACAAGTGAAATCACGCTGTCAAGTTGCCGCTTTAAACAACCAAAAATTATTAGATAAACTGTCAAGTGAATGGAATGAAAATCAATCAGCATGGTTGCAACAATTTGATCTGGACATTAAATAATGTGCGGAATAATGTTTGTTGAAAGTCGCAATCCACTACCTTTAGAAAAACATCTAGAGGCATTAGAAATATTAAAAAGCCGAGGTCCTGACTTCTCAAGATATCAATATCAAAACAATCGATTTATTGCACAATCAGTTTTGCACATCACAGGCTCAGCAGACTACTACAATCATGTACACAAAAACTTTTTGGCCTACAACGGAGAAATATACAATTATCGTAGTTTTGGTCCTTACAACAATGACATAGAATTTGTACATGAATGTGTGGAAAACAATATTTTACAACTAAAGCACAGTTGGGGAACATGGGCATGGATATGGAATTCTGATGAACAGGTGCGGTATGCATCTGATCCACAGGGAGAAAAAGCCTTGTTTCAATACCAAGATGACAATATTTTTATAGTCAGCAGTGAAGTTGCTGTGATATTGCACTATGTAGATCCAGAAAAAAATCATCTTGATTATGCTACTCGTCATTGGGCCATGTTAAACACAACACCATACAAGGGCATTGAAAAAATACAACCAGGAGTGATGTACAGCAATGGTGTTGCAGTTAGCATAATTGATGATGTATTTTCGTGGATAGACCAACCCAAGTACAAAAACTTTGACCAAGCATATGAAGATTTCTGCTCAACTTGGAAAACAGTGATCAGTGCTATGACTCCGCAATGCCCGGCCGCATTGACTTATTCTGGAGGATTAGATACTAGTATTATTTTAAATACCATCAACGATCTTGAACTGTATACCACAAACATGATTGGTAAAGATCCTATCAGTGATTGTATTAAAGATTTTGTAAACAAATATGAACACAAAAAACTTCACCAACTAATGATAGATGAATCACAGTGGGCTACTGCATTTTTGGAAATCTTACAACGTACCAAGATGCCAATACAAAGTTGGAGTTTTGTAGGTCAATGGATAATCAGTCAAAATTGCAAACAACGAGTATTGTTCACAGGCGTGGGTGCAGATGAATTATTTGGTGGATATGATATCTATCAAAAATTAAATTTCAATTTGCAATATTCAGTGAGTCCCTACAGTGAACACGGTGATGCAGATTTATGGCAGCGATGCATGTCGGCATACGATGGCCATGCTGGACAAGCTACTTTGCTCATGGACTACTGGTATCAAATTGCTGGATGCGATGCTCGTGGCATAGATGTTATTGCTGGTGCCTGGGGAATCGAGTCTCGAAATCCATTCCTGGCCAAACCCATGATGCAATTGGCATTAAACTTGCCATTTGAATTCAAAGTTGGTACAGTAGCGAAACCATTGATTAGGCGTTTGTTTTTAGAACGGTGGAGTCCCGCACATGTCATGCCCAAAAAAGGTTTCAGTGGACATTGTAACGATAGTTTACCTTGGTTGAATATAAAAATCAATCCTAGCGGGAATAGACAACAAGACTGGAAACAAATAGTGCTCAAAAGTTTTGATATGCTTCCCAATCTACCAACACATCAAACCACTCGGGTGTGATATGAGTGCCAGGATGTTGATCAAAGTAATTTTTTAAAGTGTTTACTGCTTCTGGCTGTCCAGGAGTAACTGCTCTAGTGCGAGAACTATCGTATTCGTACCAATCCAATCCATACGGAGCATCAGCATCGGTTAACCTAAACAAAAATTCTTGATCAATCTCAGCATTACACAGCTCAGCAAATCTTTCAAAGGTGTGGATGAGTTCGAGATGTGTATAAAAGTTGGCTCGATTTGAATGTGTGCTAATAAATGCTGGAACTGATTGTATTTCTGGAATACGTTCAAGACAACGCAATCGTGAATCACCGTTACCGACCATTAATTTGCTGTTACCCGGATCTTGAATCAACCAAGGTTTAACTATGCCCTGACATCGTATATCATGTATCCACATGTTGAGTTTGACCAAGTTGGCAATATCATAATGATTTGCGTCATTTGCAAAAAATTTATCAATGCCTTGGTTCCGGACATGGTTGTTGGCCCAATTGCATAAATCTTGCAAAGTTTGATTAGTTGGAATATTGTTAAATTTAGCACAGGGATTCCAGAATAAACAATGCTGACCACCATGTGTGGCCTTAAATATTATATCGCTTGGGCTTGGATATCGAACTTGTTCTAAGGGGTTATTCCAATACATACCATACTTATATGATAGAAATCTTTGGTCCAACTTATCGCTATTGTGGTGAAATATTGAATTCACCTGAAATAATTTTTGTAAATGATCATCACTATGACGAAAATGCACATTGTTTTCATTTGAAACAATTGTTAGAAAACAGTGCCTGCGATCCACAACAGCATTTGATAGTGTTTGATCATATTTCGCACCAGGATCAATTATCCAATTATAACCATATTTCTTTGCCTGTATTTTTGTCTGCAAGTGCAGTAGAATTTGCCCAGAAAAAAATAAAGCCCAATTGGGAAAATAAAACACACGCATTTAATTTCATGATCAACAAAGTAAGACCGCATCGTGAATTTTTGCTGGTGTTGATCAAACATTTTAAACTTGATAATTTTACGTATTCCTTGTGTTGGAAACAGGCCAATGTAAATTGCGAAACACTAATAAAAAATTGCAGTGACCCTAACTACAAAGAAATTATCAAAAACACAGCAGTAGATATCCCACAAAAAATTTATCAATTTGGTCAAGAAATACTGTTAGATCGCGGACTCAAATACGGGCATGTAAAAAATGTTGAGAATTACACCGGGTTATTGCAGTCCACGGTGTTTGAGCCCAGTTGCATTTCTTTGATTACTGAACCTAGTTTTTACGAAAAAGAAATTGTAAAAACTGAAAAGACTCTCATGGCCATGTATGGAATTACTTTGCCAATTTGGGTAGGAGGATGGCAAATACCAGAGTCTTTAAGAAAACTAGGGTTCGATGTTTTTGACGACATTATTGATCACAGTTATGAAAATCTTAATGATCCTTGGGACCGAGCGTTTTATGCTGTGGGGAAAAATCTAGATCTACTTAAAGATTTTGATCGTGTAAACAAGTTCATTTCTAACAACATTTCAAGATTTCAACGCAACATCGAATTGATTGAACAAAATGTTTTCCTACAGTACATTACAAACCAAATAAGTTTATATGACGACAAAATTAAACTTGCACTGATAAAGATTGTTCAAAATTTCAATGGGCACAATATCAAACATGCTTCGTTGTCTAATATAAATTTAAGTTCGATTCAGATAACCCAAAAACTTTTTTAGATCTCCGTACATACTAAACATCAGTGCCTGCTGACTCCCAAACAAATATAACACAGGAGTCTTGCCCGGTTCAATATAATACGGACAATCTAATTTTCTGCTCAACGTCAGCAAGTCTCCCATGCGAAAAATTTTAGGTACTGCAAACCCATACGAAGTGATGTGTTGTTTTTTAAAAATATCAAACCCGTTTTGGGTAAGTCTAAGCCCATCTTGTTTGGTAAAAATCATCCACCAATCAACTAGAGCTTGGTCGTAGGTAAGGCGATCATCCGCAGGAAGAGATTCTAACAGTTTAAGAGTGATTTGTTTTTTACTTGACATCGGGGTACACTTGAGCCCCTTGTGTCAAAAGCACGACTGTGAACTTGTCGGTCTTGAATTGTGTGTTGAGTTTACGTGCCAAGTTTTTGGCATGCCCGGGATTTGAAAAGCTGACCTTCTTGTACTTGGGTCCGGGATACTGTGTCAGCATATTTGATGTCTTGAGATTGATGGGCTTGTTGTCGTAAAACACCGCCCAAACACCTTCGGAGGCCAATACTTGTTCGGTCTTGTAGGTTTGTTTGTTTGTGTGCTCAATCAGCACT